GCAGTGGCCTTCGAGGAAGTTCTTTGGCCGCTTCAAGAGTCCGTGGGTTATCCGGCATACGTCATGGACATCAAGCGCAGGCGGCGCAAGAAGTTCGGCGTGACCAGACACCGTGTACATTACTGGGTCGATGGAGAAGTTGCGTCTGGCGACCCAGACACGGCGGTCGGTGATGAGGTCTTCACTCTCACCGCCGTCGCTCCACTTGTTGCAGTTGACCCTCCTTCCCTCCGGGGGCAAGGGTCTATCTCAACCTGCAGCTGTGGCGACGATCTGATCATCGTGTGCCGTATGAGTGATTTCAACCAGATGGGCGGAGAGGCTGGCATTCGCAGCCACTACGAACGTCTGGGACTCGACATGGACATCAGCGTCGTGGATAACCGCTACGACGTTGACTTTTGCTCTGGCCGGTTTTGGCCTACCGAAGACGGACTCATCTTCGGCCCGAAACCCGCCCGCGTACTAGCGAAAACGTTCTGGCACACCAAGGTTCTTAGCCCTGGTGAAAGGCGGCGACACATTCGAGGTGTCGCCACGGGTCTTGCCGAAAGAACGGCGCATGTACCGCTCGTTCGAGCATTAGTTCAAACAATCCTCAATGCAACAGGGGACATTGGCCCTGTTGACCCCATCTACACTGACCGCTGGGAGGGGCGCCTGCGTTACGAGAAAGCGCACGCTGCCACTGACGAGACTATCGTCATGTTCAACCATCTTTATGGACTCCAAAAGTCAGATCTTGAGCGTCTTGAAGCGCTCATTACCACCGTAGGTGACAAGGTTGGCAGGATCGAAGATCCCGCATTCCCCCAAATCGTTTCGCGCGACTGGGGAATCAATTGAAGTGAACTAGGTTAGCGTACAACCACCAGTTGGATCCGGAAGCTGGTGTCAGTGAGTGGCGTCACTGCGCAGTTGGAGCACATGGACCGGCCCACAAGGGTAATCCAAACCCAGGTCCCATCGGTCGCGTGGAGCGACCATTAGGTAACCACTCCTGCTCCCGGCTTCGGCCGGCAACTCGGG